AGAGGGATGTCACCTATACGATTATAGGTCTTTACGTCACCATCTACTAATATTTCAAAATGACCAGTTACATCGTTCATGTTAGTTGAGGTCAATACGTGGTGCTTGATGCTTCATATTTCCTCCAGAATTAAACAAGGAGGTACTTCCACAATCCATCCCAAATTGCCCTGCTGCTGATATATTTATTTTACCAGATGAGGTATTAATATCAAATGAGGGTGTTGATGCTCCTATTGAACCAGTAGATTGACCAGTTGGAGAACCAATAACTCTTTTGCCACCTACATTCCATTCAACTTTACCAGTTATGTCATTTATTGAATTACTCTTAACAGTTGTTCTCATATGACCCTTAACATCTATTTGCATATCACCTTCACTCTTAAATCGAAGAACTCCACCAGGACTTGTTTGTTCAATAATGTAAGTACCAGCAAAAGAATCTTTCATAAGACCACCTTTTTTTAAATCTCTTTGAATGTTGTTAGCAACCGTGATAGATTTACTCGCTTCACATTTGTGATCTCCAGTAATATTCTCACCGAGTTCAGAGTAATTATACAATGCAGGTCCCTTTACTGTCAAGTTATCTTCACCATTTATTGTAGTGTAACGATTACCTTTAATATTTGTATGCATATCACCTTCAATGTCAAGGTGAACATTACCTGTAACATTAAGAACAAAACGATCACTCTTACTAGGATCTTGACTGTCTAACCTTGTTCCAGTTTTAACATTAATATGTCTTGCAGCAATAACGTTGACATCTCTTACAGGAGTATGTACTTGAATATCACCGTTAGCATACATCTTAATGTATGCACCAGTAGTTCCATGTCTTAAATTGATATACTCATTTTCTTCAGTTTCATTAAATTCCCATTTATGTCCACAAGCAAATGTTTTTGATTTGTTGTAAGGATACTTTATTTGTCCTTCTTGTTGGTTCTTTTTAATGCTATCTGCTGCTTCAATAGCAGCATCTGACATACCATTCTGTTTTGCTAATTCTTTATCAAAATCTGGCATTAGTAATCTCCTGGATATCCTACACAATCAATGATGTCACGATAATCATCAAATAGGTTGAGATACTTTTTAGCATCTTTTCTAGGTACATATCTCAACACTGGTTTAATAATTGCTCTTCTTTGATCACCATCACTAATATCTCTGTTTGTACATCCAACATAAATTTTAGGTAATGTTGTAAACCCAAATCCTTCTTTAATTACTCTTATAGAAATTAATCTACCATTTATAATGATTGGTTCTAATTCAGGTAACACTATATTAGTTCCCTCATCTTCTCCAGGTTCAACAATAATACCACATGATCCATCAAGATTACTTCCAGCGTTAATTACCTGTGGAGGATTATTTGGAGTAATAATACCAATCCAGTATGGATTATCAGCATGTACACCAAAAATTTTATCGTAATCTGGTTCAGTTTCACCATCTTCTCCCTCAATTTCAGGTACAACAGGATTTAAATTTGATCCATCAAAATATGGATATCCACCTCCACCATTTCTTACAACAATATCTTCTAACCTTCCATTTTTAAGAATAGGTACAAGTTCAGCACCTGAACCCCAATCTCTATAAGGTTTTACTGATACTTTAAGTCCAGTAGAAAGATCCTCTCCAGGATTTATAATCTTTCCACCAATAATTTTACCTTTACCACTAACAATTGGAATTGCTTTTGGATACTTAGAACCTTTCTTATATGTTCCAGGAAATGGACCTGGAAAATCACCAATTAATTCATCATACCTATACTTAAGTCCAGTAAATACAAGTTCTGGAATAGCAGGGAATACAAATTTATTTGCCTTAGAACAATTTAATGTACCTTTGGCAACTTTACCATCACTACCAATAATTTTAGTATTCTCAAAAGTTTTTAAGAATGAATCACTTCCAAATAATCCAATTTCAGTGTCTCTTGGAAGATTACCAAATGTCTCAATTCTATTCATAAAACTGGTAATTGAATTATCACTACTCTCACCTTCTTTAGTTGTGTATTCACCGATACCAAGTATGCAAGAAAGTTGTCCATCACAGAAAAGAGCAACTAGGTCTCCAATCTTTTTAACCCAACTTCCACCCCAATCTCCATATTCAGAGATAAGAGAGGTTACACTACTTAAAGAACCAAGACCTTGACCTACTAAATCACTAATTTTTGATGTGATTCCAGAAATAATATCTTGAACCATACAAAATGCAGTGTTTGTAACATCATCAATAATTCCAGTAACAATGTCTAGAATAAGATTAAGTAACTCTTCTAGAATAGTACCAAATATACATTTAAAGATTTCAATAAGTGCATCACCTAATTCATTAGCAACGAAAATAATTGAAGAATCTTTGTCAGGTTTAAGTTCTAGTGCAGTTGTAATTGGTGTAATAATAAATTCTTGAAAATATTTTTTAAATTCATTAAGAATTAGTTGTTTAACATCACCAAGAATACCAGAACTAGCAGCACCTAATCTACTGGTATAGTTTTGAATAAGTTCACCAGTATCAGTAATATTACCAGTTAGTTTGTTTACAAATACACTACCTACTTTTTCATTTTCTCCAGTAAATTGAAAAAGATCATTTAAAATTTTAGTAAATTCACCTTCTGGTCTAGGACCACATTTACCGTTTGAAATTGTAAAAGTTTGTCTTTCGTTCTTTTCTTGTTGTAGGTCATTAGCACTAATTGTACCTGTATTTGATCCTCTGTTTGATTGACCATGACCACCAGAACTTTCTGTCATGTTTTTGACAAGTTCAGGTCTTCTTGGTTCATAGTCATTAGAAAGACCAAGATCATTATATCTGTCAGTATATGTTTGTTGCCTCTTATCTACAATTCCAATAGAACCCATAACCAAAGGTTGTTGAGCACTTTCACCATCCATAAAAGTTCCAAGCACCCACATGCCATTCTCAAGACCATGAACTGTACCAGCAGAATGTCTGGTAATGGTCTCAGTAGTTGGCATTAAAACCGATGCCCAAGGTAAGTCCAAAGGTTTGAGTTGTGATCTACTTCTAGTGTGATATCCCATAATTCTAACCTTAACACGGTTAGATTCTTGATAATCTACACATTCATCACCAGCGATAGTTTTTGCACCATCACCCTCAACCTGACCCACCCAGAGTCGGTTTCCTTGTGCTCCAAACCAATAGTTGGATTCTAATGTAGGTGACGCTCCTAACATATGTTAATCGTCATATACTAAGCACTCTGGTTCGTCAGGGTGCATGTCACAGAATAATTCTAATGCGTTTGGATCATGATGATCACCTGCTGCAATTTCTTCTTTATGATGTTCAGCATACTCTTCTAATTCATGCAACTCTTCTTTTGCATGTCTACGTGCAGCAGGTGATGTCATAGGATTTTCGATAATATCCTTATCTTTTTGTATGTGATCTTCTATACTTTTCATAAGTTTAAACTCCGAATGAATCTCTTACTAATGTAAGACGTGTAGTTAACTTGTCATCTCCTTTTGAAAATAAATGAATCAAGTCAAAAATAACATAGCGTCCACTGTAGGTTTTGTCAACCTTTCCGTCAGCACCTGAAAACTCAATGTTGATAATATCACCAGCATTAATTGCCATGTTACCATATATATTAGCATTTAAAATGGTATTTGAAAAGACCCCCATCCTTTGAATAGATTGAGAGATAGTTTCTTTAAATAACATTTTACTTTCAGTATTCTTCTCAGAACCAGGTTCTAAGAACAAATCATCATTATAAGAAACTGCCATTGTACGGGTTGGACGATCATCCAGTACCTCACTATATAGTTGAGGTAAGGTATTGTTTTCACCAACTTTAGTCCATTTAGAGAAGTTTTCTTTTAGTGTATATGATTCACTGAGAACTTCACAATTAACAGTATCAAAGAAATCTATAGTTCCTGAAAAGAATCCTCTGTCAAAATCTGCCATCATATTGACTGCTTTTGGAAACTGTGGAGAGTTTAATCTATAAATCTCATCACTTCCTCCTAACCCTGATCCTGTAGTATAAGTAAACTCTGTTGGTTCTTGACCTGCAATAGAATCAATTGATTTAAAATAATATCCTTTATAAGTTTCCCAAAATAAATATCCAGCACTTGCATAGGATCCACCTGATGCTGTAGTTTTTTGATCTTTAGCAACATATTTGTTTCTAGACCATACTAAAACATCATAAGGTCTAGACATTGGAGGTACAAAAGACAGTTTATTTAAACTAGAAGAAACATTACCTGAATATTGTTTTGTTGTTTTTAATGTGTCTCCAAGAATATCTTGAACTAAATCTGCTGCAGGAATTGAATTATATTTCTTACACACTCTTTGTTGTGCTGATTCTAATGCATCTTTTCTACATAACTCAAGAACTAAAATCTTTCCAGTGTCGATTACTTGCTTATCATGAATTTGATAAACATATAAAGGTCCATTTGAAGATCCACTAGTAAATTCATATTTTACATTAGTAGTTTCATCTTCAACAACAAGTTCAATCTCTTCCATACCAACAAGAACATCAGTTAATTGACTTGTAGTATCTACAATTTGTAAAGTAACAGAAATAAATTGATTCAATAATCCTTCTCTATACTCAAACTGCAACACTGATGATTTATCAATTAGTGTTGAAATTTTATTATTTGGATTTTCTGGATCAGAAAATTTAATTAATACTGATACTACTTTAAAATTATTACGAGTAAGTGGTGATGCTGTCATTATTAATAACCTCCTGGTTGTAACATAGGATCACTACCTATTGGTTGAGTAATCTTTGGAGGATTTACCTTAGGTACAGTAGGTTGTTGTGTAGGAGTTCCACCTAAGTAATTCATAAACTTTTCAAACATATTCATTTCTCTCTTTGGATTCTGTTTTATATCAGGTGTCTTAGTTGTTCCTGCTTTAGGCATTGAGAATATGTCAGGAACTTTAGCAGGACCTCTAAAAATACTTTCATTCATATCTCCACCAGTTCCATATGCAGTAAAGAACTGATTATCTGCTTGAGTGCCTCTTGATCTTACCTCTGCTTGATCTCTATAATCAATTTTAGAATTAGCACCAAGAAACTCTGTTCTACCTCCAACATGCTTTGCTGCATGCTGTTGCATTTTTTTATTTGCAAGTGCTGCCATGGTTTGATCAAATAATTTAGCAACATCTGCTCTAGAACGAGGTTGATCTCTTTTTTCATAGTAAGACATCATAGCATCAATAGCAGTTTTCCTATCCTTAACACGTTTCCATATAGGATCTGTTTTAGTACCTTCACCACTACTTGCATTTGGATCTGTGTAAGCAGGTTGATATTGTCCATCTGCAGTAATAACTTCACTAATACTAGATCCATAAAGTTTTTTAGGATCATTTGCTCTGTTATAAATTGATTGTGCAACATCTACTCTTGCTTGAGCATTTCCACCTTCTAATGCAGAAATTGCTGCTACCAGTGCTTGATCTTGATTAGCATCAGGTGTTGATTTATCTGGTATGACATTCTTTGCGTTAGCACCACCAATACCAAGAATTGAATTTGCTAAACCACCAGCAAAATTTTTAAATGTAGAAGAAGTTGCATCTTTGACCTTTTTATCTACATCTTTTGGTAAAACTTCACTAAAGGGTTTGAGAACATTATTTGCAAGATTCAATACTCCTAAAGTTGCCACTTTCTGAGGAACTAAAATAGCAGAAGACAAAGGTTTAGTTAATTTTTTAACTTCTGGATTTACATCAGGAACATTAGTAATTGGTTGAAGAGGTTTCTTTATACCCTCAGTAAATTGACCTCCATCAAAAGCACTTTTAATTGGTGGGTTGCCCATCTGTTCACGCATCTGCAATACTTTCTTCTGCGTCTCAGTTGGATTGTTAGAATCATATTTTTCTCCTGCAACCATTCTTTCAGTGTTTGAAGATGATAAAGAAGGATTAACTCCTTGTATTTTACCATCTTTACCTCTAGATGGAACAAAATTAAACCCTGTGTCAGGTTTTCTATCTTTTGATCTTACAGAGGGTTCATTTGAATCTTCTGCTTTAGGAATAAACCAGTTAAAGAATTGAGTAACTGGGTTATCAGTTTTTTTATCCCTATTATCCCAATCCAAAAATGTCTCAACACCATTTAATATTGTAGGTAAAGCAAATGCTGCTAAGGTTGCAGTAAGACCTGCTATACCTCCTTTTTTCAAAGGACCAAGAAGAAATCCTAATAGACCATCTAGTGCACTATCTTCTTCCTTGTTAAATTTCTTATCAGATGTATTTTCTTCTCCTGGTTCTACAGGTTTTTCAAGTTCTGCTTCTCTTCTTTTTACTGCTAATCTAGTAGTTAATTTTTTATCAATCTTTTTCTTAAATTCAAATCTTTCTTTATCAATTTTATACATGTTAAGGAGTGCTTGTCTGGTCTCAATAACATTTGTTTTAATCTCAGTTAATTGTTCACCAAGACCCATAGTATCAGAAGACAATACTTTTCTATCAAATTTCTTTTTACCTTTAGTTTTTCTTCTTTTAGATTTTGCTGGTTTAGGAAGAGGTTCTTTTTGAACTTGTTCAACAATTTGATCAATTCTTTTTCTCAGATACTCAGGAACCTCATTTTCCCATTCTTCATCTTCTTCGGGTTTTTGATCATCCCAAGGATCTTTTATGTCGTTAGATATCACTTATCAACCTCCAATAAGAGAATTATTACCCCATGCAGGAGTATTAGATGAAACTGTATCTTTTCCTTTTTGATACATTGGAACTGTGAGTGGAAGGTATTGAGTTACAACTTGTGGTTGAGGTAGAATGATTTGTGGAAGATCTATTTGAATATCTTCCATTGGATCTTGTTCTACTACACTATCTTTATTTATCGTGGGTTTGAGAGATTTTTCATCAAAGAAATCTTCATTAAAATAACTATAACCTTTCACACTTCCATCAGGTTTTACTAAATTATTATCTGTTAAAAATTTCTTGTATGCTGCCATGCTTTTTTCTTTTGTTGCCTTACCTGCATCACTATTTTTTAAAATAGAAGTGTATACTTCAATTGGCATATTTGGAAGACCCTGTTCCATATAATCATCAAAACTAACATCTTCATAACCAGGAACTTCATTAACCCTACTCATAAAATCTTTTTGATGTTCTATTAAATCTTCAACTGCAACAGCAGCATCACCTCTTTCAAATTTTTTATCAACATTAAAATCTACTAATTTACCATTTACCATTTTTTGACTAGTTTCTATAGTTAAATTCTTATATCCAGTAACAAATTGATCTGGTTCTATTTGACCTGGTGCATAACCCATTGTATATTTTGGTTTATCTTTTTTAGATTTCTTAAACCAATTAAATGGATTTAATTTTTTAATTATAGTTATAGCAGAAGAAAATGGGTTTAAAAGTTTCATAAGTCCTTTTTTTACATTATCAAAAAATGTTTTTCCTAAATTAACTTCAAGACCAGTAATTGGTTTTACATTTTCACTAGGTACATCTGAAACGTCTTTTAACTCTTTAATTGAAGATGTATCTATTCCTTCAGAACTAGCATATTTTTTAGCAGCAGTAATTAATGGAGAAATACCATAATTTAAATATTTCGCTGCTTGTGAAGTTCCTAAGAAGTATGATAACTTACTTTCAGGAACAATATATTCCTTTTCTCCACCATCACCCACGATTACAACTTGTGGTGTATTTCCAGTTACACCTCCATCTTTTAATCCTTCAAGTTGACCATATTGTTGTATTTTTTCTTGTGGTGATAAGTTTATAAATTTAGTATATTCCTCAGCAGAAACTTCTTGTCCATTAATATATGCTTTTCCAGTTTCTAAATCAAATCTACCACTTACGTCTCGTTTAACAGAAAGTTTTTGATTAGGTTTTTCTTCTTTTTCATAAGTATTAATTGATTTTGCATCTTTCTTTTTATTAGCACCAGTAAGCATATCGGTAAGACCACCACCAATAGAACTGCCAGCAAATCCACCAACCAATCCACCAAGAAGACCACCAACAACAGTTCCTGCCCCTGGAAAAATTGCACTTCCAATAGTAGCACCTAATGCAGCACCACCTTTAAGACCAGCAAGACCACCAGCAGTACTACCAGCAGTACCTAGTCCTGCTTGTACATTAGTTTGTCCCTCTCCTTTTCTTCCTGCAAATTCAAATCCTGCAAAAACTGCAGATAGCAGAGGAACATTACGTAAACTCTTTAAACCACTTAATGCTCCTGGTTTTACTCCAGTTATTGTTGGTCCTTTTCCTTTAAATGGATTTAATTTATTGAGATTCTTAACAATTCCTGGTTGACTACCTTTTCCTGTAGTAACTTTAGAACCAAAATTTGGAAATACTTTATTTAATCCTGGAGGAATACCACCTTTACCTCTAGTAATAGGAGGTCTTTTTTTAAATGGATTACCTAATCCTTTAAGAGGGTTATTTAATCCACCAGGAACTTTACTTGTAACTTTAGGTTTGAATGGATTTAACCTTTTAAATCTATTTGGTTTTACTCCACCTTTTCCTACAGTTACTTTACCTTTACCTTTACCTTTAAATTTTCCTTTACCTTTAAATTTACCTTTACCTTTACCTTTTAATCTATTACCAAAAAATAATCTAGGTAATTTAAAACCTCCACCTTTACCTTCAGCATCAGGAACAACACTCGTAGTACCTCTTGCATCACCAGAACCAGTAGTGACTTTATCTGATCCTAAAACATCTTCAACTTTTAATTGATTTAATCTTTTCTTCTCATATTTAAAAATCTTTTGTTTTAACTTAAGATTAAGGACAGCAGTATTTCTAAGACGTAGAGTTTCTTTTACTAATGTAGATTCTCCAGATTTTGATTCTTTAGTTCCACTAGGAATTTTCTCTTCTTCACCATCAGGAGTGATAGTATTAGAATCGTAAATGCTTTTTATAGCACTATTATAATCTGTTAAACCTAATCGATTCATTAGTTTCTACGTTGCTGTTCGATACGTTTCTTTTCCTCTTCCAAATACTGCTTTAATAATGTAGTGTAAATATCAAATTCCCAAGGAATTAAATTATCTAATTCTGTTAAACTATAGTTGTGATGTTGCATAAGTGCAAAAGTACTTCTATAGTAATTTTCTAAGGAATTATGGAAGAGGGCTATGCGAAAAAATTGGTAAGTCCTTCTATCACATAATCAAATTCAACTTTTGTATTTGGGTTTTTTGCTTTAATTTTATGACGAAGGGCAGGCATGGTATCAAAAAACCTTTGAACATCAGCAAATTGTTTTGAACTCAATTGTTCAATAAAACTAACATATTCATCTTGAGTTGTAGTGTTGGAATCCCACACCTCACTATCATCATATATTTTATCAACTGAATTTGCTACAAATTTAAATGTATCATCAATGTTCTGTTGAGGATTTGCAAAACTATCAATGCCAGGATATTTCATTTCAATCCAAAGATTATCATTTAATTTAATCTTATTGGTGTGACCTTTTTCAAAATCAACTTTAACTTTTTCAATATCAACCTGAACTTTAACTTCAGTTTCACCATCATCTGGACATGTAAGAATTAATTCAACAATTTCTCCTACAGATTTTGCTCTAATATTCAGAAAAATGTATTCAATATCAAAGGTTGCTAGATCCTTAACTTTGAATCCTTTTGTAGTTACACATGCAGCAATAATATCTTCCAATGCACTAGCAATTTGCTTTTCATCTTCAGATTCTAATGCCATAAGAAGAACTTTTTCTTCTTTGACCATAAATGGTCTAAATTTTACCTTCTTTTTTGAGGAAGGAATTACCAATTCATAAGTTGGCGAAGTCAGGGTAGGTAGTGACATAAAATAATCTCCAAGGTTTAATTAATCTTCTCTAAGAAGTTTAGAATATTCAAAGAAAAAGGATGCTTGAAATTTAAGCGGTTGATTCGGACCGTTAGAAACGGTAATATCATTTATCAAGTAAGGATATACATTATATAAGTATATTGTGGATTTTGCAGGTAACTTATCTGTACGTTGTCTTTCCGAAGGGACGAGTTCGGTTTTGTCAATAACCATATTGCAGGTATAATCATTATAATAATTTGTCAGAACAAAATCTCTTGAACGAGCATCATTTCCTAGTTTTTGATATGGGAATATAAATTCCGCCCATTTATGTAGCATCTTATAGGGAAGGTGATCTTGATCCATTAAAAAAGTAATGGTAAAATCTCTAAATGTCTTAGTGTGAGCGTATTTTTGATTCATACCAGGAGCATGTCCTTCAAAATCTCCAGTACTAACACTAAATCCAGGAATATTAACTTCATCAGCAAGGTAACTAAGTTTTGCTCCATTGCTAAGTAATGATGTATTTTCATAGTCACGTGGTTCTGGCACACCAGGAACACCAACAGTATTGGCAAGAAGTGCGTTCTGTCCAAACTCAAAGGATATTTGATAGCGATTTGACGAAGCAAGTCCACTCGGACCAATTATGTTCGACAATACATTGGTTATCTTCATCTAAATAGAAAGGGAAGAGTATATTTATATTTAGCGACTTATTATGGCATATAGTGGAAAGTATCGACCATCCTATCCAAAAAAGTACAAAGGAGATCCAACAAATGTTATTTACAGATCTCTATGGGAAAGGAAATTCATGGTCTGGTGTGATAATAACGAAAACGTCTTGGAATGGGGAAGCGAAGAAATCGTTATACCTTACATCTCTCCTCTTGATAGTAGGGTTCATAGGTATTTCCCAGATTTCTATGTCAGAGCAAGAACTAAAACTGGGGGGACACAGAAATTTATTATTGAGATCAAACCTCTTAAGCAAACAGAACCTCCCAAAAAACAACGCCGACGTACAAAGAAGTATATAACTGAAGTTACAACTTATGCAGTCAATGATGCTAAATGGAAGGCAGCAAACGAATATTGTAAAGATAGAAGATGGCAATTTAAAATCTTAACAGAAAAGGAGTTAAAGATATGAGTGTTATCGAGAAAATTAAAGAAGAAGATGCTAAAACAAAGCAAAAACAAAGAGAAATAGCGTTTAACTATCTTTTTGATAATGCTAAGGATAAAGTGGCGGTTGGTAAAGTTTACTTATTTGAATATGACCCTAAAACTAAAATACAACTAGCACGTTGGGACAAATATCCTTTAGTTTTGGTTACTACATTATATGATGATGGATTTGCAGGAGCAAACTTTCATTATACAACACAAAAGCAAAGAATGATCCTTGCTCAAAAGTTTCTAAATAATAACGTAAGAATACCGTTTAAATTGCTACATAGATATATTATCGATAGAGCAGATAACATATTTTTTGAAGTTCCAGAAGATGAATTAGTTGAATTTGCTGCATTATCATTAGAGCAATTTTACGATAGTCGAAATCGTTTTGTAAGTTCAAATAAAGTTCAAAGATCTGGTAGATTATGAAACAACCATTACAACTTCAATATCCTAAAAGCACCCTTGAAAGGACTAATTCTTACATAATGTTTAGAGCATATGACTATAGTTCTGCTCCTAATTCAAGTAGAATAGGAAATATTAGGTCTAATATACAAAGAAATGCTGGAAATCTTACAGGTGCAACTCTTACAGATCTTCCAGAAACTCTTGGTAAATCATTTACTACAAGTTCAGGTGGTGCAGATGAAGGTGATGCAACATCAATAGGTTCAGTTTCATTATACTTACCTCAAAATTTAGAATATAATTATGGGGCAAACTGGAAAGCAATGCAGTTTGGTGCATTAGGAGCAGCACTTAATAAAGGTCAAAGTTTTAATGAAGGAGCAACACAAGCATTAAAAATTGGTGGTACTGCTATGGCAAATGTACTGGGAGATGCAGTAGGTGGAGCACTTGAAAGTGTACCTAAAGTAGAAAATCTAACACTAGATAATGTTCTTGGTGCTTCATTTGGTATTACATTTAATGACAACACTCTCCAAACATTTGACAAAATGGAGACAAGAACTTTTAGTTTTAAATATGTTCTGGTTGCTAGAGATGCTAGTGAGGAATTAGAAATCAAAAAGATTATTAAATTTTTCAAAATTGCAATGCATCCAGATGCTACAGAAAATGATAAAAATAATACAATTTTCTTAAAATATCCATATATTTTTAGAATTATTCCCTCTGGTTATAAAACTACAACTGGTACCTTTGCTAACGGTACTTTTAAGACGACATTGGCAGATAAAAACTGGTCATCATTTTTACCTAATACTAAATATTGTGGATTAAAAGGAATGAATGTTAGTTATACACCAAACAATGTTATCTCATTAACTCCTAATAACTTTGTTACTGCTGTAACAGTAGGTTTAGAGTTTGTAGAACTTACCAACCTTACAAGAAGAGATATCGTTGAAGTAGAGGATAGCACTTTGCTTGAGGGATATGAGGGAGATCAAAAGGGATTAGATCAACTAAATTTTGGAACTGGTCGTGATGGTACACTTGGTTTGGGAACATCTGGTTTTCCTACAAATTCTTAATTTAAAAAAATGGCATATTTCGATAAAATACCTAATATATCGTATCTTAAATACAAAAAAAATCCCTACGATGGGGATTTTATTACCATTAAGAACATTTTTGGTCGTGTCAAAGTAATTGATGATGTTCTTGCAGGTGCTACTGTATTTGAGGATTATTTTATTAAAGATGGGGAAAGACCAGACACCATTTCTTTTGATTTTTATGGAGATCCTGGATTTGATTGGGTTATTATGCTTATTAACAACGTCAGAAATCTTTATGATGATTGGGCAAAGAGTGCACAAACATTAACTCAGTATGTAAATAGTAAATATGATGATCCTGGTGGTATTCATCATTATGAAACTATTGAACAAACTTATAACGGTAAAGTAATACTTAAAAAAGGTATTGAGGTAGGCGAGTCATTTAGATTCGTCGATCCGCTTGGCAATACAAGAACTGCTGAGGAATCTAGAGGACCAGTTAATAACCTAGTATACGAAACTCGTTTAAATGAAGAAAAGAGAAAAATTTATATTTTAAAACCAAATCTTTTAGAAAGTTTTGTAGATATCTTTGAAAAAGAAATGAAATTTACTCCTAGCACAGAATTTGTAACAGAAAATTTAAAAAGAAATATTAATTAACATCATATTCTATTTGTATTACTTTAGATGATTTACCATGACTATTACGTCTAGATAGTTTTTGAACAGTACCACCTAATCTAGTAGCAGCATATTCTATATCTTTTAAAACTTGTTTTTCTAGATCCTCGTATGGATCATAGTATTTGTCTATTTTCATTCTTCTTTAGTGGTTAGTTCTTCTATTGCATCAACTGGCACTTCATTGCCACCGATACTATACCAATGTTGTGGCATACCTATGCTATCTTTACGTACACCAAGATATACTAGGTTATCTTCACTGAAACTATTCTCACGTAACATTGCTTGTAGTTGCCAATGTATTAGTTCTGATTTCTTCATTCTTCTATTTCAAAATACCATTTAATAGATTTAATATAATCAAAAGTACAGGATAAATCAAAATCACAATTTGTATTGTATTTCCTGTCACACAAAAAATTCCTCAGTTTTTCAACTGAGTTGAATGTTCCTACATGTCTTTCTTTGTCATCATATAAGCGATATTTCATTGGGGTTTATGATCTTTAAACTTATCATGGTTGCCATCCCCAGGCATTTTACCAAAAGCACAATATTCAATTGCTTGCACTGATCCCTCTAAACGTTTGAGATCACTTTCATTTTTGACATATTCTTCATATGCTGATTTCAACTCTGCATTTCTCGCTGAGAGTTGCATTGTACGTTTTGTAAAACGTTGAAGTAACTGTTCGTAATTTTCAGTAGGTTTGAGTTTCATGGTATTAACTAATAATAGTTTTGTGTCTGTCAATTCCGTAGAATAAAATTTTAATGGTTGTTTTCCATGTAAATTATCACCACTCATAGATTTCTTTTAAAATAAATTCTTTAGATAAGATTGGATCCCCAAGCAATTCTAATTGAATGTTATTTGCATCTACGAAGATGTCGTCCTCCGCTTCCTTTCGACAATGTTGCCAGTAATATGTGTTATCTTCTCTTCGATATAAGTAAGAAGTGTTGTGTGAATCGAGGGTGAACATTGCGATGCATTTTTGCTTGTGTTGCCAACATGGGTCTTCTGCTCGTCGTTCATATTCAGTCACGTTGCCTCCAATCGTCTGGTTTGTCACGATTAAACCAATCATTAATGTCGTCTGCACCATTAAATCTTTTTTTATGTTTGGATGGATCAGGATCACCTAAACCCATCCTATTCAAAAAATCTTCGGTACTTCCATCTTTGATGTTTTGTGATGCTTGACGACGTGCTTGTTGTAACCAAGTTTTAGCGGTTGTATGTGATTTAGCAAGTTTTTCTGCCCAAATCATTTCTTCTAAATCTACTTTTTCCTTATTTGCAATTTTTTTACAGATAGCGTCTAATTTAAGACGATACTTGGTAGAAAGCATTTTATTATTCTGATAGGTAGTTTTCTAGTTTATTGATTCTAGTAAATTCAGCATGTGCTGCTTCTGAACGTGTATGGAGGACATCACGGATATCTCCCATAATACATGTCGGATCAATACCATCGTCTAGGTATTTATCGACTGCTTCCTTTAGATACCTGTATCTATGCCATTCAGGGGAATAAGGTTTATAGTGCATAATGTTTAAATTGTATAGAAAATTACCATCGACCCTTTTGGGCAAATTTTTGGCGGATTTTTTTTCCCGACTTTTTTCAAATGAAAAGGCAATTTTCGTTTTGGGAAACTGGGGGAAAGTTTTTCCCCCAAGATAACTTAGAAGTTCTCGTTAGCGAGAGTATCAAAGTATGAATAAGTATCCTCAGATGAGGTAGGAGCAGTTTCCTTCACCGCTGCAGTAGCAGGGGTTGGGTCATCGTATTCCATTTCTTCATCACGAACTTCAGGTGCTACAGGACGAGTGTTCAACACAGCATTAAGACGTGTTTGAAGTTCGGCGTAGGTCTTGAAGTTCTTTGAGTTAGTGAACTCATTCAAGTCATGCATTTGATTGTAAATGCTTTCGAGTTTTTCATCATTAAACCCACCTAGAGTAGAAGGACGAGCAAAGGCAGAGGAATCATAGTTCCAATAACCTGCAACCTTCTTTAAACGTAAGTTAAAATCAGCACCTTTCCAAAAATCAAATGGATCAATTGCTTCCTGATCATCAAACTCAGGTTGCATTTGCTCAATGATTTTATCATGGATCTTCTTACCATATTTGTAGAGCATTACTCTGCCCTCAAATTGAGGATTGGCAGGATCTTTAATAATATAAACATTGCTGTAGTAAGAAAGTTTACGTTTCTGTTTACGAGCAACTTCTTTATCGCTGTCAATACCACTATTCCATAGTTGACGATTCAATTCTGAAATAGGATCTTGCTGACCAAGTGTGGTGAGAGAGTTCTCTATGTACCAACCACCAGGACCTTGAAAAGCATGTGACCATACCTTTGCCCAAGGCATTTCATTGCCTTCTGCACAAGGAAGGAAGCGAATGACAGCACTACCGACTCCATCTTTGCCCATAGTAGGTTTCCAAAGACGCTCATCGATATAACCCGACTTACCCTCAGTTTTATTCAGTTCTGCATTGAGTTTACTGAGTAATGAACCTTGGGACTTTAGGGATTTAAAAGACATTTGTATTCTCCGTATTAGTTGTATTGTTAGTATTATACCATATTAGCATAGCATAAGAATCAGATCTTGTCAACCCTCTTCTTTATCAAAAGTTTCTCTCAATGAATCGACTGCCTTTTGAGCGAGATCAAAGATCTCAGGACCCATTTGGTTTGCAGGAATACCCATTTGCTTTGCAGCAGCACGGAAGTTCTTCTTCACCATTTGACTGTCATCATCTTCTGAGAGCATAACTCTAGTATATAGAACCTTTTGTTTCTCTATAAGCAATTCCATATCAGAAAACATCTTTTCTTTTTCTTCTTTTGACATAGATTCAAAACTATACATTCTATTTGCTACAGATAGATACAGTTTATGCATCCTGTCTGTTTCATTACGTACAATTTCGGAAGAGAATAAGTTTGAGTCGCTCATAAATGTTCTTCTACTAATTTTTTTGCTTTTGTTGTATCAAAAGTAACAAAAGGATCATATTTTTTTATTGTTTTTGACATACGTTTCCAGATTACATCATCACCGATGATGGTGTCGTATCTATTAGCAAACCTAGTCAATCTATTTAACATAACTAAAGTTTCTAACATAATAAAACCTCCAAGAAACATTTTCAATGCTTTAGAATGAGATCCTTTTTGACATTGTAAAGCAATGTTTAATGTGCCACACTCATTTGTTAAGTTTTCTAAATCTGTCTTAAACAAATAAGAAATACTTTGCTGTCTCCTTTTCCATTCTGTCAGGTTCTCTGCATCCATATTTTTAATATAAAAATTAGAGTTGACAATAAAATTAGAAACAAAAAATTCAACGACATCTTTCTCATTGTATAACGTTCCTAAACGTTCAAAGAAATAGATGTCGTTTCGTTTGTTAAAAGATTCTTGTGTAACCCTGTTTAAGTTGTTTCCATAACGAAAATAATCATATCTATCTGTTGTAAAATGAGTTTTAATTGCAACATAAGTACGATAAACTTCAAAAGCAGACATATCAAATAGGGAGTACACCTCTGGTTGTTTTTTTAATGTAGTTAAGACGAGTTGCTTCTGCCTTAATCTTTTGTTTCAATGATGGTGCGATTAACTTAACAACTGACTCAACTTCAAGGTCTTTTGACTCACAGAAATCTACAATAGCATCAATGTAGTTAAGAGTTTGATTGCTGTCTTTCACAATGTTCTCAATAGTCATTGAAAACTTATTCTTATCCATAAAATTATCATCAATTAGTTGATCAATATTTTTTTTAATTTTTGATTTAGTTTTAATGGGCATCGTTGTACTCTGCAATGTAATCTTTTAGTAGAGGTACATAATCATCAGGGTTCTTTATAAAGACCTGTGTGTCCCCAGTTTGGCATGTAATTAGAGTAACGATCTGTTCGACCTTAATACCAGATCTCTCTTCATACATCTTAGCATATCCTGTCTCTTGAACAAAGTATCCTTCAACCCATTCCTCTTTCTTTTCTTTAGAGGATGTCTTGAAGTCAATGATTGATAACTTACCATCAAACTCTGCTATACAGTCAACTCTGCCTGCTATTGCAAACTCATGACTGTACAAAGGTGCTTCTTGAAAATGGATATTGTTTATCCTCGCAAGCATTTGTTTTGCTTGCGTAAAAAGTATCTTAGCAAGATGTTTATCAGCATACTTGCCAATGTCTAGTTCATTATTAAGGTAGTCCTCAATCATACTATGAACTGTAGTACCTGCAGTAGTAGCACGTTTAGAAATCTTGTTTGCTTCTTCAGCACCAACTCTTGCTCTCCACTCAGCAATAGATTTCCTATTTCTAAAAGAACATATAGTAGAGATAGATGGATATCTTTGATCCCCTACCTCATACACTCTTTTACCTCCTACATTTCTTGCACAGATGTCTTCAAGAGACATCTCCATAATAACATGATTAAACATTAAAGACCTAT